GAGACACAGCACACATGCTAACCCCACAGCTCTCGATGGCGAAGTTGATCTCAGCCTCATCACCACTACCATCAGTGCCCCACCACTCAGGGTGGACTACAATGCCGGTGCTGAAGTACGCTCGTCCTGTGCTATTGCAATTGATCCAGGCGCCAGCTGGTGCACTCTTCAGGTTATTCACAGTCAGATCATGTGCGCCCAGCGTGATTATAGCTCCTCTGGATATGGTGATAGAAGTCGTAGCAGGAATAATCACACTAGCCACTAGGGCCTCGCTCTTGTTAATCTCCAGCTCAACCTGGGCAGTAGAGATCTTCGCCACAGCGACTGCAAGAGAAGGGAACCAGCAGCTCTTCAGAGGTTGCTGGCCTATGAATGTGAAGCCTCCATTGCCGCTGAAGATCTGATAGTTTCCAGCCTTGATTTGGTTAGTGCCGATAGTAAGAGAGATCCCATCCGCAGGTGCGAGCTTGCCTACTCCGTGGTCTATCTCCAGTGTGATAGTAGATGCCAGGGTGTAGTTGGAGTTGATTGTGTAATTCTGCGCAGCAGCCGGGAGTCTAATGATACCGCTTGTGATAGTAGGATGCCCAGTGATCTGTGCCGCACACCAGGCCATGCTGCCCACCTGGGAGGCATCACTATGTGATGTAATAGTCGGACTCGTGCTAGCAAAGTAGACACCCTTTAACTTGCCGTACGTAGTAGACACCAGCTCGTAGATAATCCCATTAGTGGCAGTTAGTGAGTTGACTACAGCAGTTGTAATATTCCCATTCGTGACATTCGCAGTGGAGCTGACTAGCGTTGTGACAGATCCAGACGTCGCACTGAGTGTGGTAGTAGAAACGTCATCGAAGAAATCTGTCCTGGCTGCATTAAGCGAATAATACACGAGTCCGACTACAAGGGTAATGCAGATAATTGCTACAACGGTTAGTCTCTTCAGAAGCCTCATCTCTTTCTCCTACAAAGGAGTCGCAGTCCAGGCACTCTCGGTGCCTATGGAAGTTAGTATACCACTGGCGAAGGTTAGCTGCTTAGTTCTTACTTCTAGCGCTCCACCTTCAGTTATTCTGCTATTGGTTATTACAGTCACGCTGCCTGTCACGCCGCTAGCGAACATGGCATCGAATTCTACTTTTCTGACAGCGTGTCTGCCTATGCTAGCCACATCCTCCAGGTAGATCTGCGAACCACGCAGAGCACAGGTGGCTTCGCCATCTGGGTAGATGTCTGTATCAGTGTCATCATAGAGAAGTGGGCCTACGGTGCCCAGATAGAGATCTCTTTCAACCACAGCAGATCCTCGCTAGTTCACGATAGTCCATAGTCATGAAATCCTCTCCCAGCACCTGCCCAGCCCGCTTCAGGTCGCTCTCCATCGAATCGAGGACGACTAGGAGAAATTTCCTATCAATTCCCATCAGAGCCGCCTTCTTCAGAAAACGGACAGTCGATACAACGCATGCTAGGGAGATTCTCAGAGTCTGCAGATCTATCTCGTTCATGGCTATAAGGCTCCATTACTGAAAGCTTAGCAGATAATTCTCGGAGCATGCCATAGTTTTTGACCATGAAACTCCTGCTGTCTTGCAGTTCTTTCTTTATGTCACCTAGCTCACTACGCACATGGCTGATTTCGCCATCTATACTCTCTGTGCACATGCTAGTTCTCTCCCTGCAAGCCTCAGCAGACACGAATAGCTTTCTCATAACGAGCAGATTACAGATGAATCCCAAGATGAAACTGGCTACTGCTATTACAGCAGCGACTTCTACTGCTATCACATGGACTGTCTCTGGTGCTGTAATAGCTCCGGCGGCGAATAGTCCTACTGTTTGATACTGCGTTTGGGTATTAAACGGACTAAGCAACCCGCCAGTTCTTGATCGGCTCCATACCGTAGTCGTCATCTATAAGATCCTCATATTCATCATCTGCCGGCATCTCACCCTGTGTATAACGCTCTCCAAGCTCGAGCATCTCGACAATGTAGGAAAACACATCCATGACATCGAGGTATTTAGAACGTGGGTAAGACATGAGCTGCGCCTCCAGCGGACCGCAGCAGGTGGGATTATGATACACAAGCCCACGTCTGTAGAATGGAATGAGGGCACGGATTCTAGCGAGTTTACTCTCAGCATTTCTACCTCCTCGTGCCTTTAGTTCCACCAACTCAATAGGGAGAGCCCTCTGAATTATCGCGTTCTTTATTGGATAGGTGATGAACTCATTCAGGCCAGTTACTTCAACACCCAATACATGAGAATTCAGCCTATTGCACATGGCGAAGGCTTCGTCTAGCTGCTCATCCGGGTGCAGGCGGTCGTTTATTACATCACGGACGTAGATTGCGCCTGTCTTACTATTTATCCCCACTCCAACGATGGCAGTTTTCGCACTGCTGCTCTCAGTTGTGCGAGCCGGGTCCATTATTACTACTGTCTCAACAGCTCTGTTGCTTGTTAGATCCTCTTTGGCTTCATCATAGTATTTAAAATACTGCTGCTTAAACGCAGCATCAGAGGTTATGACCATGTTTCTGTATTCCATGAAGAACACGTGAAGAAGACCCTGCTTCGCATAGCTCTCTGCGAGGTCTTTCACTTCGGCATCTGTCAGAAACTCTGGCCAGTTGGATCTATACATATCGTCACAGAGTTCCAGACGGATGGAATACCAGTTTGGGTCTTCCAACAAGTTCACGAGAAGTGAGTCTTCGTGTAGCACTGTGCCAATCACCACGATTTTCCAGTCTTTCCTGGAACGATCTACGGAGTTCATCACATCTGCGAAGAACCACTCTTTCAGCTTCTTCCTCTGTTCCTCATTAATCACATTCTCTGCGTTCTCCAGATCATCGCCTATGATGAGGTCCGGCCTGAAGCCACGATACAAGATGCCACGAATCTGTTGCCCAGCACCACGAGGCATCACTGCTGTGCCAGTTGCAGTGACCCACATCTCCTTTGCAAAGCGGTCACTCTTCATAGGACCGAAGAGGTCGTTCACTATGTGATTTTCCAGCAGCTCATATTTCAGATCCTCCCCACGCATCTCGGCCTGTGTTGCAGTGCAGCTGATTGGGACTATGAATTTCTTCTCCCGAAAGAGGATCTTCTTCAACGGATACGCAACAGTGGCAGTTGTGCTCTTGCCATACCCACGAGGGGCGGCTATCACAACCTGGCGAATGGAGTCGTCGTCTAGTGCCGCGAAGATTTTGTCATAGTCCGAGCAGAATGGACGACTATAGCGCTCAGGGAAGAACATCTTGCATGTGCTTCTCATGCTTAGATAGCAGCGGGATAATGCTTCTTGTATTCGTGGGTCCTGTTTTAGCATTTCAGTCCATTTAATTGATAAATGTAGTAATTTAGCTACTCCTCAGACAGTCTTTGCTCCACATCCACAGCCTGAACGTCTTCCACCGTTTCAGCCGCTTCGATTGCAGCCTTGGCAGCGTAGTATTTCCCAACTAAGATGCTTCCAAGAGCGGAAACATTGGTTTGGAGCACATTCAGGATCGCCTCTGCCCCTCCGTAGCCCTCCAGCATCGTAGCGACATAGGACGTGTATCCGTTGATCACGTTCTGGTCCGTCACGATCCCCAACCGGATTGCCTCCCCTAGCACCAGTGCCCGAGTGGTGTCCGTGATATTGTCGCCGTAGTCCCCGATTTGGGCCGCGAGGGCCGGGCGCATCTTGGTTTTTAGGTAGTGAGTCCTGGCCAGCTTGGCTAATTCCAACTCCGTTTCAGTCCCGGCAAGCAGTCTTCCATACAATTCCATCTGGTGTTTCTGTTCGTCTGTCAGGTACATATGTGCTCCTTTCTAAACAAGGTAACAGGCCGCACGCCCGCCAGCATTGCCGCTCGAGTCCGACCGCGCGAAGCCCCAATACGCGTACCAAACCCCCGCAGCCGCGCCGCTGCTCCAACTCGAGCAGGAGATGAGACAGAGTTGATTTTTGATGTACTGGTAATAATAATCATTCCCGAACGTGTCCGTCCCTGTGCCGTCTATCGCCGCGCCATCCTTCGGAAATCCCAGGCCGGTCAACAGATACCCGGCTCCACTTGTCGCCTCGGACAGTACCTGGTTGCCCCCGGAGCCGTACCGCTGTGAAAACGCAACCCCTCCGGTGGTCTTGAACGGAGGCACGAATGAATCCATCATCGCAGCGATTCCGGTGGCTCCCCAATGATCGGTTGCCAGTGTGGTCCCAGCGGTGAAATCCTTCATGGCAGTGGCAGTCTTCGCGGCATAAAACGTGCCCTTCGTCACGGTCCCGGGATCGGTTCCTGCATCATATGGCGTGCCGAACCCGGACGAGTTAAATGGGATCGTGAACGTATTGTCCCCGGTCTTGGTGATCGGCCACAACTTATCATTAGCTGCTGACCAATCCGCCTGGGTGATGCCGAGAATCACCACTATGTCTCCGTTACTCATCCCATGCCCGGTCCAGGTGATCTCGCATGCGGCCGCCTGGCTCATCCCTTCGATATTTGCAGTGGTGGCCACACACGTCACGCCGATACTGACCTCAAACATCAACCCATTGAGATCAGCAATTCCGCAATCCTGGCCATTATGCGTGGTTTTTGCAAACACTGCGCCGCTCCCTGTTTTGCCGCAATTCAGATAGCCATCGGACGTGTAGAGCACGGTCGTGTCATCCACGTCCCGCAGAGCATCATTGTTGCAGCCCTTCGGGTAGTTTTTTCCGGACTGATACCATGCGCAGTTTGCAGTACTGGAGACCGCCTGACCGTGGGATAGTGACAGAAGCGCAAGGCCGCCATGAATAAAGCGAGAACAACAAAACAGGGGCGACGACTCTGCCACACCGTTTGCATTCAACCGCCCCTTAGGGGCCTGCAACATGGAGGCATAGATGTTGCCGTGCGTAACCGCCGTGATCTCGGAAATCGGATTGTGGCCTGCGTGAGTGGAGAGTGGATTGCCGTTTTTGACGCTTGCGGCCACATAGCCGGTTCCTCGTGCGAGTTTGCTAAACTTGTACTTGTCCACCATCACACCGGGTTGCTCTACACCACCGTCGATAAACATCCGGTGAAGAGCGTACCCGGCAGCATTGGCCGCAGTCGTATCTGCGAATGCGTAGATGGATTTCACATCTATAACATTCACTGCCAGGCCGTTCGTCCCGGTGCCGAATTTTGTAATAGAACTTGGCACCCAGCACATGATGGATCCATCAGTCGATTGGTAGTTCCCATAATTCGCATGGGTCTTGGAATAACATCCCTCCATCGGAGTCAGCCACGAAGCGAGGATAGATGGAGGACATATCCCGACCCCGAACCCGGCAGTCCCCGGAGTCCCGATATCGTTCACTCTCCCATACTGCCGGACAAACAGATCGTCTTTAATGCCCCACAAGGAATCCGGATTGATGTCGCCCTGCGAGAATCCGGTGGATGCCGTGCCGAAGCATCTAAAAGTTAGGACACGTCTGGAGTTGCTCGTTGTGTAGCCGTATGGAGCAGTCGCTGTTGGTGAAACGAGCAGCGTTGGTGCTACCCCGCTTGTCGGGACGCAGGCATATACGTAGAATGTCAAACCGGCTCGGTTCGCTGCCACTGTGTAATCCGTTGGAGTAGTGGTGTCCCAGTTGGCAGCAGTCGCCAGGGAAATCTCCGTCTGTGACCCGAGCACATAGCCCAGGCCGTTGATGTTCACAGTCATCACGTTGGGACTAAGGAGCGTGTACCTATCCGCTGCATTGGCGTAGCCCTTGATAGCCCAGGCTTGGTCATGTTCGTAGTGAGCCGGAAGCTGAGCCAGGTAGGCAAGAACGTTGGTTTGTACTGTCATGTCATCTCCTCCAGAATCGAATTCTAATATGATTGCCGGATAGTAGGCCACTGTTATGCTCCTCGCATCTTGATATTCAGGAGCTTCTTAGAAGCCATCCCAGCGACTAGGCCCGGAATCTTACATTAGAAGCATCAGTGTAAATCTCGATGTATCCATACGGTTGGTCTGCGCCTTCCCCGTTCGACTTGTAAACCTTCTGCGTCGCACTAACATTATCATGCAGCGTCCACCCGAAGGCTACGAGAGCTGTTTCGAGATTGGACAGCAAGTCTGCCGCACTGGTGCACGTTGCCTGCAGGCAGTAATAAGCCATCGCGATCTCCTTTTTACCAAGTTGAAAGAGGAATTCTCTTCCATGTGTTAGTTGCGACACATCTGTAGATGTAATTCTGATCCCATGCTGTCTGTCCCGCCGTTCCAGTAGCATCAGGGCCTGATGGGGGTAGGGTCCATGTGGGAGAGTAGCTGTTCCAGAGTATTCTCCAAGCCCCTTCGGCATATAGCTTGATGTTGTTGTCATAGGTGTTGATTACCATCAGGCCTTCGTGTACCTGGGTGGGATCTCCAGTGTCATCTTTGAGGATCACAGAAACTATAGGCATCTCAGCCATGCCACTCTCTGCTGTCACATGCCAGGCTTCTTTTCCCGGCGCACCTCCGACATCAGCGAGCCACATCTTCAGAGTGTTGCTGCGCAGCATTGTGGGTGCGATCCCATTCGCCTCGACAGATCCGTCTGCCTTGATCCAGATAGGAATATTGCCCCTTGCGAATATGACACCTGCATCCGTGTCACCACCAGGGAACCAGGCGGAGTTGATCCAGCTCACTGCACCATCTGCAAAGGCCACGCTGCCGACACCAGAGAAGCACCGGCGATCACCAGCACTCGCAGCGTCGAACTTGCTTATCGTCAGAGTCTTGCCTGTGGGTATAGAGACTATGGCACCTGGAAGGAGGGAGATCTCAGTGTATGTAGAGGTAGTGTAGTCATCTGGGAAGATATATGGAGTAGATCTGGCTGGGAAGTAGACCTTTCTATTCTCTGAGCCTATCTGCGCCCTCACCCAGGCGTAGCTGCCTAGCTTGGTAGCATCAGTGTGGTCTGTGATGCTGGAGCTGTTGGATATGTAGTGTGTGTCTTTCAGGATGCTATAGTATTCAGATAGCATCTGGAAGTAGCTAGCACTGAACATATTCCACGCTCCAGCCAAGGGGCTCTTGGGAGCGGCCAGAATTGAGAGGACTAGGAGGAGTAGTGCTATGCAACGTCTCATGTTAGTAGCCTACCACGTGGAGAGAGGGACTCTCTTCCAGGTATTAGTGTTGGTGCAGACATAGATATAGTCTGTGTCCCATGCTATAGTGCCAGTGACTCCAGCCGAGCCAGCTGTGGCTGGAGGAGCACTGGTGCTCACTGTGACGCCGGTGACAACTATGCTACCAGGAGTAGCGGTGCCAATATTCCCTGGGCTGGCTAGAACAGCGGCCAGATTGGCCGGGGTGACAGCTCTGTCGGTCATAGTCTTCGCCACTGCCTCAACATCTGTGGCGAATTCCACCAGGCCAGGCGCAGTGGATGAAGCGCTAGGCTCAGAGCGTGCACCTATTGGACTACCAGGATACGCACCATGTGCCTGCTGGAGCATGTAGATGCCTAGGAAGACAACTGCTGCCAGGAGACAGGAGGAGATTATTCTAGACTGCCATCTGCCCATCATACACCTCGCGTATGCTAGAATTCCACAGTTACCTGCAACACTGCATTGGCGCCATTAGTGTGGTTGATGATATAGGCTTTCTGGGCCAGACCACTAGAAGGGAAGCGAGCAGCCTGCCTGGCGTAGATTACATGGCCAACACCAGATGCGCCCTGGGAGGCTGTATCACCGAAGGAGATCCTAGCATCGTTGTTTTCGCAGGAGATAGTTATCGCCTTCACATTAGCCCAGACAGGGTCTGTGCCACTATAGGCTGCTGCGAAGGCAGTGGAGAGAAGCTGGCTCGTGTCCGTGACAGTGATTCTGGCTGTCTTAGGTGCAGTGCCGTAGACACTCAGGATCTCCGGCGGACCAGCGATGGCAGCCGCTGTGATGGAGATTGCTAACACGATTGTAGCGATGAGGATTTTCCTTTCCATTCGTCACTCCATTTGGTTATTAAATGGACTTGGGTTTTCTAGTGCTGGTTCTTATCTGCCATGCCCCTGCCTAGCCAGCCACCTATAATGCCACCAATGGTGAGGACTACGTCCTTTGCGCCATCTAGTTGCATCATGACACAGAAGGCGGCGAGGAACAGGAGGCCTACTATGGCGATACCGACATTCCAGGTGCTCATCTGCGGGCTCCTACCATTTCTGCAGTTCGGCGATCAGAAGGGCTCTGTCGCATGGGTCTAGTTGGTCTCTGTCTAGCAGGAGTGGGAGGACCTCTGTGGCCAGGAGATTAGCCCAACCAGGGAGCTGTCTGAGCTGTGGCCAGTCGGCTCCATTGGAGAGAGCATCGGCTAGCGCAGCTGCGAGTAGGCGGGTCTGTCTGTATTCGCTGGCAGTCATGAGCTGGCTGGCCGCTAGGCGGCTACTCGTGAGGGTTATGAAGCTCCAAGGGGCTGTCTTGTATAGGGTGGAGTTCTCGCAGCCAATGGGAGGTTGCACATTGTGCAGGGTGCAGCCTGGGAGGAGTAGTGCAATGGAGAGGATTGCTATGGATAGTCTAGTCATGTTGGGCTCCTATGTTGTCTGCTCGTAAGGGACGTCTACGACGTTCTCATCAGAGATTTCTGTTATGAGCCCAGCAGCCCGTGCAGCGGCAGTGCTATCTTGCGCCCTGGCCTTTATGGCTTCGATTTCTTGGTCGCTGTAGAAGCGGTGGTCCATTATGCCACTGAATTTCACATGAGGCCCGAAGCCGTGGCGACTGAGCATTTCGAGACAGATCTTCGTGCGGATATGGATGGGAGTGTTCTCGTCGCTCATGAATTCATCTAGCATCTCCGTGGCCTTAGCTGCGCTCTCCTGAATCTTCGCCGCAATGTCCACGGTGCGCAGGTCCACCGCTGCACGGAGCACTGATAGTTCTCTCTTCATCAGCTCGCTGTTCAGACATTGGCGCACAGCGTTTTCGCTCATTTCTAGCTCTGCCGCTATGTCCTTCGTGCTCATGCCCAGAATGGCCAGGCGCTTCATCTTGTGGTGGCGATTCCACAGGTGCTTCAGCTGGCTCTCTCTGCCATCTTGTGCTGGCACAGCCCCATTGCCGCTGCCATTGCCGGGTAGTCTGCCTCTGGCACGCCTCTGTGGGATAAGCTGACTGTGTTCGAATTCTAGCTCTTCCATCTTTCACCTCCATGCTGACCAGAGCATGTATTTGCATAGAATACAAGCCGTAATATTACACCGTGCGCTGCATGTGCTATGTAGTGCATTCAATAATTAAACGTAGTGGCTATGTGCACACTGCATTCAATAATTAAACGTAGTGGCTATGTGCACACTGCATTCAATAGCTAAACGCACTACGTGCGTGCACACTGCATTCAATTGCTAAACACACTGCGCATACACACGCTCTGAGCGAGCACCTCGGGCCACGTGTGCTTGTGCACACGAGTGTGCCTATGCTACGCACTGCGTGTGTGGGCACTGCATTCAATAATTAAATGCACTGCGTGCACTACGTGCACTGCGTGCACATGCTCTGGGCGAGCGCATCAAGACCCGCACACAGGTGTGTGTGTAGTGCATTTAATTATTGAACACAGTGGCTGTGCATGTACTGCATTCAACAGCTAAATGCACTGCACACCAATGCAGATACACTGAGCGAGCACCTCATGCCACATGCGTGCGTGGCACTCTGTGCTATGCACACACACTGAGCGAGCACCTCGTGACCCGCACGCAGGCGTGCGTGGATGTGTATGAACACGCAGGCGTGCGTGGCACGCACTGTGCCATGCACACTGCAAGAGCTGCATACTGTGTGTGCGTGCAGTGCATTCAATTGCTAAACACAGTGCGTGGGGCGTAGTGCATTCAATTGCTAAACGCAGTGTGCCACCAACTGCATTCAATTGCTAAACACAGTGCAACCAGCGCCAACTGCATTCAATGATTAAATGCACTGCATATGTACCCACTGCATTCAATAGCTAAACACACCGCATGCCCACTCGCACGAGCGAGCGCTTGCGCTTGCGAGCGCTTGCGCTCGCGAGCACACAGAAGCATCGAAAGGTGGGATTTAGATATGTGTACGTAGTGTAGAGATAGTAGGAAGTTGCCAATCCTACCCCATTCCCCCTCGGGGGGGGGTGGCTCGTGGTCGTTCGTGGTCGTGAATGTATGATCAGCGTGGTCGAGGGTTTTGTGTTGACATTCTCGAGGCGTTGTGTTATGGTGGGATCATGGTTCTTTGACATAGCACGACGAAGCCCGGAGGATCGGGACGGTGCATCGATGCGTTCGCATCGAGCCAAGCCGGTGGCAGCTCCGTCCTGAGGCCGAACCGCATGCGGAATTCTTGGCCGATCTCTCGATGGGAACTCGTGCACGCGCTGTACCATGGCTTCCGTGGTGCGGCGGGGCTAGGAAGGATTATGGATATGAAGGCCATTGAGAACCTGAGGGTGTACTTTAATGACAATGACGTTCCCGTCCTTGATGGGATCATTACTATCGATCATCCGGTTTCCCTCAAGGAGGGAAACCTAAAGGAGGTCCACAAGGGCCTCATGTATAAAGTCCGAGTGGAAGGGATGAAGGTCGAGGATCTTTTTCCTCCATACGCTGCCGACCGGCGGATCTATTACGCCGGGAGGTTGAGAAAGACCTCGGATGCTTTTGTAAAGAGCATTCGAGGAAAGGAATTCGAGGGCTTCGAGGCCCTCGATGCTGAGATTGCGCTTCATGAGCTTGATGACAGCAAGCTCGAAGCGCTCGAAAAGCAGCTCCTGGCCTTGATGGCCCGGAGGGGTAAAAAAGTCCTCGTCGTGGACGAGAACGTGGACGAGAACGTGGACGAGAACGTGGACGAGACCTCCATGGAGGTCGAGGAATAAACCAACTCTGCCCCGCCGTACCACGGAGGGCATGGTCTGGTGGGTGAACGAACGAACGAACGAACGAACGGACGAACGGACGGACGAAGGACCAGCAAGCGCTGGTCTTTTTTTTGTCCTCGAAGCATGCTACTATGTTTAAGCATTGAACGAAGTGCACGCATGTGAGGCGCACACGTGCGTGCACGCGTGTGCACGAGAGCGTGGTGTTTTTCATACATTGTATGTGGTGTCCGCCGGGTCGGTCGGGTCGAACATGTATCGCCCCCCGGTCGTCATGTTTTTCTCCTAGGGTTATTTCTCTATATGTTTATAGTAGTCTAAAAAAAAAAAGAAAAAAAAAAAGG